CTGGCGAACCTGTCGTCGTACTGTTTGTTTATGGTTTTGCAAAACACAAGCTTGTTGTGCAATATCGCTAATGCTTTACGTGTGATGTCGCCATCTTTTAAGGTTTTAATTGTATTAGCCATTTTTTATTCTCCTATGGAGCCCGTGGCTCCAACTTCGCTTTTATTTTCTTAAGGTCTTGTTCCTTGTTCCACTTCATCCAATCTGGCGTGTTCATATCGCTGGGGTCTATTTCTGGAGCCCCAGTAATTCCAACCGGCTCTATAGGTTCTGGCGCGTCGGTTGTTTTTTTGGTTTTTTGCGCCAGTAAAAGCCGTTCTTCCAATCTACCCATTTCGTAAATCTGTCTTTCTGGCGGTAGGAGTTTGATCTTGTCTGCAACCTCCCTGTTCTTGCCTATGTGATAAGCGACCAAAGGGCCGTTTTCTGATGCAAAAAGCGCGTCCTTCATAGGGTCGGTAAAAACAGGGGCGTTAATAACGTCGTCAAAATCCTCATGTTCTTTTCGTAAATTTGCAGCGTTTTTGTTAAATTCGCTGAGTGCTTCTTTTTTTTCTTGCTCCTGGGTTTTTACGAGAGTTTCTGAATTTCTCTTTGCATCACGCCAATCAAATAAAGCGTCCTCGTATTCCTCTACTGATTCGTAGTTGACTTGACTCGGACGACCTTCCGTGGAAGGCTTAGGTGGTGCTGGCTCTGACGGTTCCTTCTCTCCTAAAGCAAGGTTTTTCCAGTATTCTTTCTCTCTTTCTTCTTCCCTCATTTTGTAGGTGATCTCGTTAATTCGTTCCTGTACCGTTTGTTTCGGCTTTGCGGGATCAACCGGTGGTTCTGTCGGTTCAGCCGGTGGTTCTGTTGGTGCGGCTGGCTCCGGTGGGTCTTGAATTAAATCGTCATCCGTGATTTCAATAATGTCGTCTGGCATGCTCTCTCCTTTGCGCCTCTCGGCGGTTTGCGTCCTTTGGGCAATAAAAAAGGGGCAAGTGAATGAGTGAGCACTCACTTGCCCCTTAAATATCTTGCGTTTGCAATCCCCTATCTGCCGATAAGGTTCGCCCAAATTGTGACGGTTATTACTTTATTTTTTTCCTTTTTCCGCTTCTTGTTCTTGTATTCTTTGAACTTCTTGCTTTATCTCTTTATATAATTCTTGCGACCCTGGATGATCTGAGTATTTTATAGCCAATGGTGCAATTATCATTGATAGCTGTGGCGCGTACTGCATGGTTTGTAATAAAAATTCAACCATTTCCTGCCTTTTCGAGCCAAAGCTTGCACCCACTGTGGCTATAAGGTCGTACTTCCCGACTGACAAGTCGTTTTGCAACCCTACATTCCCTTCATGGTCAACTGCGGGAACGTTCACATCCACGACCTTTTCTGTATCATCTTCCCCTCTGATCCTTAAAGCTCTTTGGGTGTCGTATATTTTAGGGATTAGGTCTATCAACTGTCGTCCGGCGTACACAATAGCTCTTTTAAGGTTGTCAACAAACGTGTATGTTCCCTTGTCTGCCTGTTGAATCCGGGCTATGATAGCTTTACCGCTTCTCTCGTTGGAAGCCTGACCCTTAGAAGCCTCGTACCGGCCTAAATGATCCTCTATGTCATAAGCCGTTTGGTTCATCATGGTCATAATAGCACCGGGAATTTCTGTCTGACGCTCTCTTTGGGGTTTATCCATACCAGAGACAGCATTGTATCTAATATACATGCGGTTTTTTATATTAGCCTCGTCCCATTCGCCTTCAAACCCTTTTATCTGCCTATGATCCACTAAGAACGGCATTTTTGGGGCAAGAGCTACTGTCTCCGTGGCAGACGTAGCCCAATAATTATACATTTCCTGTGGGCCTTTCGCCCCTCTTGTTAATGACAGATAGTATTTCTTGCCATCAACCACGATCTCATCCCCGAAAACCGGAATGATAGGTATGTATTTTCCCCGCCATTCTGATTTTTTCAAGATCTCACCGCCATTCATCTTGCACCACATAACCTTGTGGGTTTCTACGTCTCTGTGGCGAACAATTAAACCGCCCTCGGATTTTATTAATTCAGGTGTAACTTCTTTGCTCAACTCAAAGATTTCGCCGGTATTTAATTCTACAATTGTTTTCTTAAACGGTTCCTTCCGAAAATACTCAGCTATTCTATATTTCTCGCCCTGTATCCACTCGCCATAAGCTTCTTTTTTTAAATTAAAATCCGTTGGTTCCGCGTTTGGGTAAAGCCGTTCAAATTCGTCCTTCCCTACCAATTCCTCAATAAAACCATACTTGGCATCCTCATACTCAAACTCAACCCCTGTTGGATCAAGATGAACAGACCGGTTATTGATTATCCTTTTAAAGAATATGTCCTGGTCGAAGCTGTTATCATCTGCGTACTTTGTAATCAGCCTAAAATAACCCAATGAAGAAGATACGGCATGCATGTAAGCAGTATCGTAAGCTATACCCGCATCACTTAAATACTCTATCTGACGTATAAGACCGTTGTAAAGATCAGCCATATCAACATCAGCCTTATTATCAACGGGAATAACCTTTATCCGTGGTCGATTTTGTTGTGCCTCCCCACGAAGTTGCCTGACGAACTTTAAAAGCTTGTTTACTGTGATTACCGGCCGACCTTCACCTTCCCTGTCGGATTTCATCTTTTCCGGCCATTGCCCGTTGTCTATATCATAAACAAACTTTAAATCATCAGTCGATTCCTTATAGATGTGATCCCAACCCTGAGTTGCGATCTCATAACGGTCTTTGGCATCGTTGAGTATTTTTTCGTCTTTTGAGTACGCTGTTTTTTTCTTAGCCATTATGCTCCCATCCAAGCACCGGCTACCGCCCTTCTTGGAGCCGGTAACGGATTAATTTGAAAATCCTCGTATTTCGCCCCGGTAAGGGAAAAACGATACCAGTTTTCCATCATGTGATCGTTCTCCTTGGCCGGCTTTCCATCATCGTCGTAAACCCAACGCTGAACTTCGTGAAGGTGCCTTTCGCATGTGTCGAATATAAAACAGGTGGACATACGGTTTGGCCCTCTCAACCATTCCTGAACATTCTTAATGCCCGATACTTTATCCTTTGACGCGACCTGTAACGTAATTCCGTGCTTTGCCAGTTTGTTAGAAATAGTGGTGAAAGCATCCTCTATGTCTGTGCCTAACTGATTTCTCATATATGCAGTATCACCTTTTGCTAATGGGTCAATGAACACTTTTTCTATCCTGAACCCGCCTTTGAATTTTCTCACTATATCGTCGGCAATACCGTCTGATGACAGATTCTTCCATGTTTCCGCAACGCACCAATTCACGTTTAGCTTATCGACTCCCCAATACGAGATAGCCTGTGGCGTACTTAAATGAAAATCTATCATCGCCGTAACCGGCCAGTCCGTAGGAACGTCAAACTCTTTAACCATGTGAATGTCTGGATCAAACTCTTTTAAAACTCTCCCGACTAATGACTTGAACATTCCGAAAACTCTCGGGGGTACATCGTCCGGGTCAATATCCTTGATGAATTTAAGTATTTTTAGCTTAGATATATCGCCATGGGCTTTTACGGATATGATTTCCTCTAAATACGCTTCTGCCCCCCGTCCCTGGTCTACTACAGGCTTCTTTTTCTCAACATCCTCGTACAATAGTAAGTCAAAATACGTTTTTACCTGAAGATCATCTAAATATTTCTTTAAAACCCCAACATCACTGGCTAAAAGGTCGGGATTATCGGTTATTTTCAGGCCGTCAACGATTCCAATATCCTTCCGGCCACTCAGTACGATATCATCCAGTATCCAGGCTTCCTTGATAGGGGTTAAAGACAGCAACGTCTTGCCGTTGTCCAGTAAAAGACCCCGACTCATGGCTTTATACTTACTCTTGGGCGGGGGTTCGTCCATAACGACACCCTGCGCCCTAAACGACTCGAATAAATCATCGTCCTGGGAGTACGACATTAGGGTTAGGGTAGATGGATTCTTCCAACCACCGTTCTTGTCGCAAAACTCCCATAAATACTCGACTCCCTGCTCGTTCTTTTTAGTTTTGTACCAACCTTCAGGAGCCCACTTTTTAAGCTCCGGTATTAAAGTGCGACCAATATGAAGCTTCCAATCCTCGCCCGTTAATATCAGGTTCACAGGGGGGTCTATCCCTAATGACGATTTCTTGTAATAATACCCCTTTACCTCAACGGCATCGGGATCATCCTT